TGTTTTAAAAATATACCTGATTCTTTTAATTTCCATATTCCTTTATCGTTATCTTTTCCCCACTCCCATTTTTCACAGTCCCAATCGGTAGAAATTAAAGGTTGATACTCTATATTTTTTTTATCTAATAGATGTTTCAAAACTAATTGCTCAGCAAAAATTAAATATTGAGGATGAGGTACTTCCATATTAGTAAACTCTTCCATAATTTTTAAACTTAATTCTGCATATTCATTAGTAAACTTATAATCAGGTAAATTTAAAAATGCAACATTGACTGATTCTGTTTGCCATCTTGCTTTATAAGATAATTTTTTTACATATTCATCTAAAGAAGTTGGATAATATCCTTTTCCTACTTCTAAATTATGTACGTAGACTTTATCTAAATCTAAATATTGTTTTATAGGTCTGTAAATATGAGTATCATTATCCATCAGTATAACATGTTCTTTTACTGAGGCTAATACTTGAAGTTTAGAAGAAGCCCAAAAGACGCTTTTATTTATTTTTCTTGGATTAGGAATAGGAAGTATTTTATGCCAAAAATCTAATACTTTTAATCTATCTAAAGCATCTATAGTAATATCATCTGCGTATAATACACAAGTGTCTTCAGGATGATTTCTTCTCCAAAGGTTTACTGATGCTAGTAATAACAGTACGTTAAGCTTGCTATTAGTATAATAATCGAATGAATTTTGATTATCTTTTATATTTTCTAAAACCCAAATTATTTTCAAAACTTTTTATTTATATTTCTTTAACAACTACCTGATGCTATTACTACTCCACTTCCGTTAGTTTGAACAAAATCATTACCAGCTACCTGTATGAATCCAGCTCCAACGGTAGATGATAAACTATCGTTAGTACCTACAGTATCTCCAATTACAGGTATACTTCCTTCAGCATCTCCATTATAAAAATAAGCAGTACCAACTGAGCTTGAACAAGCTGCAGCGCTATCACCTCCTACAACGCTACCGTTGAACGATGGAAACGTAACAGAGCCTGTATCGGCATGAGTAGTTGTAAAGTGAGCGTGATAATTGTTATGATCTGCTATTGAAGCATCAGTTAATGTAACTGTATTATTAGTACTTATAGATGATCCGCCTCCTCCAGCAGCTGTTCTCCAAGAATCAAAAGTATGAGGATAATTAGCTCTAGCATGTAATGTTATTGAGGCTGCTGATATATCTAAATTTTTAACTGTAATAGTAGAAGTAGATGCTGCTACTGAATATGGAGCATTTACTTGACAAGTTCCACCATTTCCAGGTACTACGTTACCATAAAATACTGAAGCTCCTTGGAGTATCTGTATACCGAAATCAGCAGGTCCTTGAGATGGATGGAAGTCACTAAAAGCAGTACTTTGAGAAATATTGCTTGCTCCTTCATCTATCGCATTAGACCAACTTGGAAAAGTTGATGCTGAAATATCGTTAGTACCGTATATAAATCTTGCCATCTATTTTACAGTTTCTATTTTATCTTCTGAAATAAATGTTGTTAAGTATTCGTAAAGTCTTTTATAACAATATTCATATAAATTATCGAATGCTTTCAAATCTATTACAGTTCTTTTTTGTTTTTTAGTTCCTTTTAAAACGGTCTTTTGTTTAATTACATCTCTATATTTAATTACTTCATCTCCGTTTTCATCGAAGCTAACATAAGGTACTTTTTCAGTAACATCCTCTTCTCCATATTCTGGTATGTCTACTTCTCTTTCTTCAGCGACTTGACTCTTTATATATTGAGACAATTCTAACTCTTTACCGTCACTACTAGGAGAATCATAATACATTATTTTATTTTGTACTAATCCCTCCATAGGTTTTACTTCTTCTTCAAGATATACTCTATTATGTCTAATAGCGTGCTCTCGATCTATCCAATACGTAACTTGAAATCCAAGTTGCGCAGTTACTTTGTTGAAAGAAAATCCTTCAACTCTTACATATAGTTCTTGAGTCGGGCCTTGACTCGTCTCAAGATCAGCGTTTATAATGAAACCCATATAATATAACTTATTTATTTTTTAATTCTTCTATTTCTCCTTTTAACTCTTTTATTGCATTTACTAAAATAGGTACTACTTTAGCATAATCAACTGTAAGATGAGGATCTTCTCCATTCAATCCATTTACTTCTTTGACTAATTCTGGAACTATTTCCTGTACTTGCTGTGCAATAAACCCTATATCATGTCTACCATTAAGTTTTTCTTTCCAGTCAAACTCTTTAGCTTCTAAATTTAATATATGATCTAATCCATATTTTGTATCTACGATGTTAGTTTTTAATCTTTCATCTGAAGATACAGTAGATGAATATGCTACTACATCAGCATTAGCATGAAATGTACCACCATCTGCAAATCTAAAGTCTTCGGCATTATCGATTGCTACTTTAATCATAGCATCAGTACCGAAATCTATGTATTCGTCATTAGCGGCTGCTCCAACCTTAGCTACTCCTAGTAAATTATTTGAATTTGCGTTTAAATCTCCGGTTAGAAGAACAGAACCGGAAACTGAGTTAAGGGATGCATCGGACCCCGAAACTATTACTTTTTTCCAATTTGGCATAATTTTAAGTTTTATGGTTGGTTACTACAATAGCCCACTTCCCCTTACGGGGCCAATAAAGCTTTACCATTATAAATAGCCATTATAATATAATAAAAAAAGCCTAATAAAACTAATTATCCGATAAAAAAATGATTATTATACGTAAATATAGATATCCCCGTTATCTATCCTGATATTACCATAGTGATCTGCTTGAGAACCTGTAGCTATATCAGATGATCCAGAAACGACTCCTGCTACGTAGTAATCAGCTGTTGCTGTAGTTGAAGAAGCTGCAGCGCTACCTACTGCTAATCTACCGTCGTTAGAATTGAAATCTCCATTCCAAAATAAAGCTGAACCAGAATTAGCTGCTCCTTCTGAGCCTCCAAAGATAATTCCTGATTCATCTGTTGCAGTACTTGATCCTGAGTTAAGGAGAATAAATTTATCTTGTACGTTTAAATTAGATACTTGATTTTCTATAGTATCTCCAGTAACAGTTAAGTTTCCTGTAATAGTAGCATTTCCTGTAACTGTTAATAAAGAACCGTCAAAAGTTAAATTAGCTTCACCGTTCATAGATGAGCTGTTTATAGCAGTCAATACTCTATTATTGAGCCCATTAGTAATCATTGAAGTACCTACAGTACCGTCATCTATTTGAGATCTTAGAGTTCTACCAACATATTGATAGACGGTCATATAGACATATTGAGTAGCTGAAGGAGCTTGACCACTATTCCAAGTTAATACTCCAGTCTTATAATCGAATACATAGTTATCATCAGTTATAGCATCAGTACTTATACCTCCTGCAGTAGCAGAAGTATCTTTAAATACAACAGCTTTATAACCTGTAGTGCTAGCTTCAGCATTTCTAGTACTGTGAGCTGCTATTATATATTTAGGAGAAACAAAATTAGTCTGTTGATCTGTTTCTATTAGCTGATCTGATGAAACTGAACCTGAAGGAGATGCAGGATCAGATGTAGTAAAATAATAAACTTGTCTATTACCGTTACCAGCTGGTTTTAATTTTTTTCTATAATGATATTTTAGAACTTCTACATTAGGTGCTAAAGTTGGGCTCACTACACTACCAGAAATAATACCACCATCTTGACTTGAACCACTAAAAGCTAATTGGGAACTACCAGTAGGAATAAGACCATCATCTGTAAATATTTCACCTGCTCCGAGGTCAAATACATCCGTGAACGCTTCTTGAGCTAAAGTAAGTTCATCAGTTGTAAACCTCCTACCTTGTAATAATCGTTCTGATCTGTTGCTTGAATTATATGCCATTTTTATTCCTCTTTATTACGATACTGATACTGTTATTTGTTCTATTGTTTTTGCAGGTTTACCAGTATATCTAATTAGTAACCAGATTTTATCGTTAGTTCCATTAATTGTCTGTCCTACAGCATTACTTAATCCTAATGTCAATGTTCCTGATGAATTAGTTAATGATGAAAAGTCTGCTTGTACGTCTACATTAGCATTAAATGGATTTAATTGATTACTAGCTCCTTGATTATCTAATGCTCCTCCGTATGAGCTATTCCCTTTTACAGCATCAAATATTATAGTTCTTGCATCACCACTATTAGCTGGTAATTGATTTTCAAATATTACACCTATAGCTATTTTATTATTAGTAGTAGTATTAAAGTCTACTAAATCATCTGATGAATTAGGAGATAAGTCTATAGTTAATGTACCTTGGTTAGAACTTGCTCCAGTTTCGAATTCTCTCAAATACCATTTGTAATGAGAAGCACTAAATCCTCCTGTTGGATAGAAATATCCAAATGATGATTCAGGGTTTACTAAATATCCTGGTTTTACTTGCAATCCTTTACCGTCTCCTAAACTAAGTTTGTCTGTACTAGTCCAAGATGTAGTTAAACCAGTAGGTGAAAGTATTACTCTTCTATATGTTTCATTTGTAAATCTTTCGATTAAAGCAGTTGATGCAGTTCCTCCTCCAAAATATCCCATCGATCCACTAGCTGCAGGTTGACCAAATGTACCGGCAGTATGAATAGCTACTGTGTTAGTTTTTAAAGTAGATTGAGATGATGATCTATTTCTACCTTTTATATCTAAAGTAAAATCTGTATCGACGAATCCATTTTCTCTAAATGTCTGTCCAGTACCACTTAAAGTATACGTTGCATCTATATGAAAGTTATCAGTTCTAAAAGGTACTGATGTTGTACTTCTTACTACTCCTCCTGTACTATAAACTGCATTAGCTGTTTGTATAGTTCCACCTGATGTTGATAATGTATCAACTCCTGAGGTATTACTTACAGTAACATTAGATGGAGTTGGAGAAGTTATACTTACATCTCCTAAAGTAGTTGATGAAGCATATAAAGGTTCAAATAAACCACTTGCTGTGGAAGTCAATTTATAAGTTCCCCCAGTTATATGAGGTACTCCAGATAAAGATCCTGAAGTTAAAGTTAATGCAGTAACAGAAGTAGAACCTGTACTTAAAGTTTGAGACCCTATATTACTTTCTATATTATCTACTGGTGCCCAGAATATAGTTTCACTTGCAGTGTTTGTATCAAAATCAGCTTGTGATCCTGTTGCTATCCCAATAGTAGTATTAATAGTATATGTACCTGATGAAGATACGCTAGTTAAAGATTGAGCAGTCCAGTTTACTAAGTTTTTAGAAAATACAGTAGCAAACTTACCATCTTGAAATGCTGCTGGTATTACTGCAGGATTTACTGTGTTAATTTTAGCCAACGTTACTCCGCCAGAAGTACCGAAAGCAGATTGAGTTAAAATAGTAGCTGATGAAGAAGCTTCTGATTGTTGATCTGATCCTGTATTTGAGAAAGTCCAACTATGTGAACCACTTACTTTAAAAGCAGATGCCCCACCACTATCTAATCCCCCTAATCCAAATAATTCAGAATCAGCAGATGAAGATACTGTTGTAGAGCCTCCAGCTACAGAGGTATAAGAAATCAACGGAGTAGTAGACTTATATATAGTTTTACCTGGGAATAATGTTCCTCCTACTTCGGCAAAACCTTTAGTAATTAAATATTCAACATCATCTATATCTTGATCTTGAGGTACATTACCTGCTATCGAGTCAGTTGAACCTAAACTTTTATTTTCGCTAATAGAACCATATGTTTTAGTATTAGCAGTTGGATTAGCAGCTGATGAAGAGAGAAGACCTGCTACAAACCTTAAAATTTCACTAACATGAGTAGTATTATCAAAGTTATCAAAATAACTTCCGTCTAAATTAGTACCCCATTGGTTAGATGTAGGATAACCATTTTGAATATTATTAGTAAAGATAGCTGTAGAAGATGTAGCAGCTGTATGTACGCTTAAAGAACCTGTTACACCTAAGCTACCAGTTATTTGAGCTGAACCAGAAAAAGGAAAGGTATCTCCACTACTATTTAATGCAAAAGATGCTGTTACTGCATGAGAAGCAGAAACTACCGTTCCATCTATACTTGCTGAATTTACATATGATGCTGTATTTGCGGTTATTACAGCTCCATCTACATTAGCGCCAGCTACATAAGAAGCCGTATCAGCTATAACAGCATGAGATGAAGAAACTTCATTAACTATTTCGTGAGAGGCAGATACTGCATAAGAAGCACTTACTATAGTTAAATCAAAAGTACTACCATCGCCTTTAGTAAATGTAACTACTTGTGTTGAGCCTGAATTAGATGCTGTTGTTATTAAAGATCCTGTATTGCCGCCTCCTGCATTAACAGCAGCTCCGTTTAAAGTGATAGATCCAGTAATATCTAATGAACCAGTTACTACTTCTGATCCGCTTACTACTAAAGAACCTGTTAGTACTCTAGCATTAGATAAATCTCCAGATATCTGTTTTCTTGAAATAATTGCCATCTTACGCTTCTAATTTTCCTGTTATCATATACTCATCACTAGCACTTATAGTATACCCTAATTGCGTTGCATTAAAAGTAATAACTACATTAGGTCCACTCTGTGCTACGGATGTTACTGCTTCTTTTTCAACAGCTACTCCATTTATAAATATCGTGAAATCATTGATACTTTGAGTTGGAAACCCAGTTGGTACAGTAGCTAGTGAAGTTGATACAAAAGTTGCTGTTGCAGAACCGGTATTTACTGTTACAGTCTTACTATTGCTTGTATGAGCGTTGTTGATTACAGAATATGCTTTTTGTTCACTTGTCATAGTTTCTATAGTTTGTTGTACTAACTTACCACTAGTAGATACGTTATCGTAAAAACGAACTGCTAAGGAAGTACTTCTTGTTGCTGAAAATCTTTTAGCCATTATAAATCATTTATATTTACTACACTTTCTAATCCAAATATTACTGCTCCTTTGCTGAAATATTTAAGATTGCCTTGTTTTAAAGTATTAATAGTATCAGGTACTATATGTCCCATTAAATTTATATCAAATTCAGTCTTTACTGTTCTGTCTTGACCTTTGACTAATTCAGTAACCATGTTAAAATCATTTATCATAGCTCTAAAACTAAATTTATTTGGATCACCCCAGTATGAATCTGATGCATAATTAATACTTTCTATCATTTTATTCATTTGTTCTATAAACTGTGTAAATATAATACATGAATAAGTGATATTTACATAATCTGGTACTGCTACAGCATAATATTCATCTACTGGTGTTCTATTATTTAATATAGAGAATCTATCATATTGATTTTTCTTAGACCACTTCTTTTTAAACACCCCAAAGTTATGAGGATTATTAGCATCCATCTTATTACCTAAGTTTCTATTCTTAGATATAGTATTTCTTTTTATTAGTATGAGAGGTAGTTGTATTTTACCCTTTTGATCACGGTAAAACCCGTCGCTTTGCACGGCTTTCCATCTTTCCGGTGAACCGTATAGGACAGGTACGTTCTTTTGGGATCCATTTTGAATAACAAAAGGCTTAATTACATTATTAAAGTAATAAAATATAGCTTCGTCTATGTCTCTTAGACCTAAACTAAAAGGTTTTACAGTATCGTCTTTGACAGAGCGTTGATTTTCTCTTTTTTTAAGATTAGTACTATCTGGTTTAGTAGCTTTATACCTTTCTACTTCGTAGGGTTCGATAGTATCTACTCTCTTCTGTCTTTGATTCTTAGGATTTATGTTGATATCGTCTGCCATATATTATAAATAAGTAGTTCCTTCAAAATCTATACCTGTTGCTTCTTTTCTAGTCATGTGAGCTGTGCATATAATAGATAAGCTGCTTCCAAACTTGTCTCCATACGAAGTTAAATTGTAAGATTTGTTTCTTCCTACAAATAATTGGTTCTCAGTTACGTTATCTACTTCGTAATAATCTTCTTGCCAGTTAATTATATCACCAGCTTCTGGAATAACAGAAGAATCTTTCAAATCTTCTCTTAAAAACGCAAATGATACTTCTCTTTCAAGATCTGGTAGTGTTAAATCATTAATATCTATCACTTGATCACCTCTAGTTATTAAACAATTAAGTTTAGCCGGTACAAAGTAAGTTTTACTTAATGATTCTCCGTATAAATTAGCTACAGTTTGGTCTAAGTTAATTTTATAGTAAATAACTTCTTGTTCTATTATATCTTTTAATAGCTCTCTGTTGATATTTACTAATAAGTCAAAATCTCTATTACTTCCGAATAACATTACTTATCTTCTATTGTGTTTTCAGCTATTTCTATATCTTTTATAAAACTATACTTATTCATAGCATTAGTTTTAAAAGCATTAAAAGCTTCTGTTGCTTCTTTTTGTGAAATTAGCTTTACTTTAAATGTTTCTCTATACTCTCCATCCCCAGAAGCTAATGTAACAGTAGTTACTCCAGGTAATGCTCTTAGTAATTCAGCTAAATTACCTACTTTTTCGCTTCCATCAAAAATTACTTGTACCATACCTTCGTATGTACTGTAATTAATCTCTTCTTTTAATATATCCAATAACTTCATTAACCAACGTATATAGTCATAGGTACTCCACCTAATGCATCATTTAAAAATTTAGTATTATTAGCTTGATTTTCCAACTGACCTGATATAGAAGCTGTATTTAGTATCTCTCTAAGTTCAGTTACGTATGCTTCTTTCTCACTTCTCACATCAGCAAGTAGATCTGCCTGGTTTAAAGTAGCTTCTGCACCAGGAACTGGTACTGTTTGGTACTTTCCTCTTACATACGCTAACATTTCTTTAGCTAAACTAGAGGCATATTTAAATATCCACTGTCTACCTATAGAATTTATTTCAGAATATATAGGATTGTTAGTAGGAACATTAGATATGTTAGTAATTAAGTTACTATCGTTGTTAGAATAGTAAGATCCACCTGATCCTTGTACTCCTCCTACTAATTCAGCACTAGAAGTTATATTTAAACCGTCATCTACAAATCTTTTTTCGTTTTCGATGTAGTAATCTATCTTTAACGACCCTGATTCTTTAGGTATAGGGAATATCCTTAGTTGATTATTGTGTACTTCAAAGCTATATGCCGATCTTCTTATCTGATCGTTAAATTCTATAGCTTGAGTCTTTAAAATATCGAAAGATGCAGGCATTAATAAGAAATTTACCCCTGGACTGAATGATCCGAAGTCAAAAGCGTCCATAAGTGATTGAATACCTGTACCTGTACCAGCATATGGGTCAAAAAACCTTTGTATTGCTGGTGGAGCTTCATAATATATCTTTCTTATCTCTATTCTACTGTTTACTCCTTGAGAAGTTGCCCATTTTTGTAGATCATAGTCTTGAATAGAGCTAGTTAAGTCAAGCATACCACTATGAAGTGTAGTTTCACCTCCTACTCCGGCTTCCATACCGTATTGTTTAGATACTCTTACACTATTCTGTAGTGAAGGTCTAATTAAAGTAGTATTTACTGCTTCTCCTTGTATACCTCCTTGTAATCCACTAAATGATTGAGCTATTTGTTGTTGATATACTTCTGTACCGTAAGTAGTTACTGCTTCTTCAAAGCAAGCAAAGAAAGAACCCGATTGAAGTTCAACATCCATCATTGGAAACCCTAATTTTCTTGCGCAGAAGTCAGCTACCTTAGGAGCATCCTTTTGAAATTCTAAATCATCATCATAAAATCCGAAAGGTGTCATTTCACCTGCTATAAAGTTAGCAGAACCGTCATATATTACTATATTTGCCATATTTTATTATTTAGATACTAAAAAGTATTCTACTGTTGATACAAGATCTACTGGTTGAGCTTTTACTTTTACAATATTATCGAAACTTCCTGTTGCTACGTCTTGAAAGCTACCTGTTAGAAAGGTATTATCAAACATAAAGCTTCCTGATGCTCCTACTATCATATTATAAGTCTCGTTTGAAGAAGATAATTGTAATATAACAGAACCTGTAGAATGATTAGTAAATCTAAAATATAGTAAACTACTACTAATAAATTGACCAGCTCCTTCTCCTCCTGAAAAGTCTACTACATCAGTAAATGAACCTGAAGAAATGTTAAAAGTTCTTTCATCATGGAAACTAGCTGAAGGGATATTAACTTCGAAATCAGTTCCTCTTTCTTTACCTTCTATTTTAACTCTTTCTCTTATATTGTAATTTAAAGTTGCCATTATATATCTTTTTTTATAAATAGTTAAAAAAAAAGAGGCCCGAAGGCCTCTCTTAGTTATTCTTAACCTTTCTTTTTCAGAATGTGGTATAAGACGAAGGCACCTACTAGTCCTAGTAAACCTTCAGCATTCAATCCACCTAATATTCCCATGATATTATCTACCACTGAAATAGCAGGCCAGAACGGAATGTTAGCACCTTTGAATAGTACTTCAAGTACAACCCCCAGTGCAATTAAACTTACACCGATTTCTGTTAGTTGATTGGCCCAAGAGCCTATCTTCTTTAAAAAATCCATATTTATTTGGTTTTTAGTTAGACAAAAGATAACTGTCCGACTTCAATTAAGAAAGGAATTCCATGTTAATAAATAGGCAAAAAAAAAGCGGCCCAGAAGGACCGCCTTTCTCTTAAAAAATCTATAGATTAATCTTATAAATCATTCATATCTGAAATAAAGACTTTTCCGTAGAATTCAGGTCTTATCATCTTCTTAGCATATCTAGTCATGATACCTTTTCTTGGAGTGAAGGTCTCAGGATCGTATACTAGAGGAGTCATAAGTAATGGTATATACGGTGAGTAAACCGCTCCAGTTTCTAAGAATTGTGAACCTCTATATCCCATAAGAATAATATTCTCAGTCATATAAGGGTTTTTATAAACTCTGAATCTGTTAGCTAAGCTTCCTACTCTTTGTACACCAAAGTTGAAATCAGCCTGATCTCCGTCAGTGTTAGCTGCATATCCTGGAATAGATTCTAGAATAGTAGCAACGTTTGGAGAACATACTAAGAAGTTCGCACCACCTCTAAGAGTTTTTTGGTGAATCTTATTAGATACTTTTTGGATTTTAGTTCCTAAAGTTTGGAACCACTGTCCTTGAGTATTATAAAATCCTGGACTTAATGTAGCCCAAGCTGTACCATTCCAAACTTTGTTTGAAACGACAGACCATCTCTCAGTTGTTACTGCGTCATTAATAAGCATGTCTAGGATCTCAAGATCAATCTCCATTGAGATATACTCACTCAATAAAGAAGTTAACTCAGCCTCAGCGTCGATGCTGTGGTATGCGTTAAGATCTTGAGCGAATTCTGGAGTCCATTGTGCTTTTAGTTTTCTAGTTTTAGCAACAATTGCTTCACTAGCTAATCTTACGTCGATAGACGGGATTTTAATAGATGTGTCAACAGCAGCAGTTGAATTTGCTTCGAAGTCACCTCTTGCGTTATCATCTGGTTGTACGTGATATAATACAGTAGAAGCAGGATTTTTAACTGTTAGGTTAGATGCAGTTACAACGAAAGTAACGTCATCACCAGATACAGTAGTTAATTCTGGGTTACTAGTAATATCTACAGAAGCAGAAAATAATCTAAATGCTCTAACTGCTTTATAATCAGGTCTTGCACCAGCGGCTTTTCCTGACAAATCAGCTGTAACAGTTCTAAATTCTGATACGATTAGATCATCATTGTATCCAATTGAAGAAGAAACCGCAGATCCAGTAGTAATAGTTTCAGTGTGTGAAGCTGAATTTACTGTATATCCGAATTGTCCAGCGCCATAAAGACCACCAGAAACTTCCTCATCAACAGACATTTTGTTAGAAGCAGAAGATACATTACCATACAAGTTATCACCAGCTGTTCTTCCTCCTACAGAGTCTCCATATTTGAAGTCTAGGTAGAATACAAGTCCTGAAGGTAAATTCATTGGTTGTACAGAAACGAAATCTTGAGCAACGATTTGAGCAAATACTTTTCTAACTAAAGGTAGAGCTACACCAGCCCAGTTCTCACCAGCTCCAGCAGTGAAAGTAGCAGACCCTCCGTGACCGGAAGTGTTTGCTTCAGCAACGATTTGTTTAGCTTGGTTTTCTAAGATAACAGCCATGTTATTTTTGACTCTATTATCTTCGATACCTTCTAACAAACCAGATGCTTCCCACTTAGAAGCTAATTTTTCAGAATCCTTTAGCATGCTCTTATAAGTATTTGAGCTCTCTAATAGGTTGTTAATTTCCATAATTTCTAAAAAAATTTAAAATTTGTTATTTAATAATACCGGCTAATTTTTGCATTCTTCTAACAGTTTCAGAAACTTCATTAATTACTTCTGGTTTACCAGATGCAGTAGTTCCTGTTGCTTTAGATGCCATGCCTAGTTTAGTCTTAGCTTCTTTGATATTGTTTTTAGTTTCTTTTTTACTAACAACATTATCTGAAACTGTTTCATAAACTAATTTAACCTCTTTTACAGTTTCTGCTTTATCAAAAGCAGCTATAATGTTAACCTTTTGACTTTCAGAAAGGTCGTTTGATTTAAAGATTTTGTTAACGTAAAGTAATTTTGAATTTAGAATATTTACTTCATTCAATTCACTTTTAAGAGTTTTGATAGTCTCTAAAGCTTGAGCTAGATCTGATTTGCTTTCTTCTAATGCTTGTTCTTCAGCATCTCCGATAACACCTTCAGCTTCTTTCTCAACTTCATTGAAATCCTCTTCACCGTCTTTATCTTCGTTAATATTTACGTCTACCTTCTGTCTGTGGTTATCAGCATTAGGTTTAGCATTGAACTCGTCTAATTCTTCTTCACTTACTGAAGATTCAAGTTCTCTAATTAACTCATCAAGATCGATTTCTTCCTCGTCCTCACCAGGCATGTCCATTGGTTCTTCTACAGCATCAGGCTCATCACCCATACCTTCGATATCACCAGCATCCATATCCATAGCAGGCTCTTCGTCAGCGCCCATTTCTTGACTAATAATATCTCTAATTAAGTCTTTGAATTGATCTACACTTAAATCAGAAATATCCTCATCACCTTTAGGCTCGTCTTCAACCTCCGCTTCGTCCTCAGATTCGTCTGAGTCATCCTCCGCTTCGTTTTTTTCATCGTCAGCATGCATTGCTTCGTCTTTATTGTCTCCGTGAGCTTCCTCCATATCGTCGTCATGTTTAGCTTCTTCTACTTCTTCAAGAGATTCTTCCATGTTATCTTTCTCCTTCTTAGGAGCTTCTTCCATGTTGTCTTTCTCTTTCTTAGGAGCTTCTTCCATAGTTTCGTCGTCTTTTTTCTTAGGCGCTTCTTCTATTTTAGAATCTTCCATTTCTTGTAGTTTTGCAGCTAACATATCTTTTAAATGTGGAGTTAGAGTTTCTTCTAATGCTTCCTTAGCGTTAGCAATAGCAGCAGCTCTTACAGACTTAGCTTCAGCAATAGCTTGCTTAAATAAATCTTTGTTTGCCATTTTTAAAAAAAAATTGTTGTGATTGTACGATTATTAAGAATCGTAATAGGGATTATAATTTGTTTGATACAATATATAAGATTGTATATTCTTATATAAATATATACTTTTTCTGGAAACCTATTTTCTTGGTTTTATTATTAAACTAAAGAGTACAGTGGATAGTAAAGTTCCATATACTTATCGTAAAGATCCTTATTACTTAATTTTCCTTCACTCCACGGGTCTAGTAAATCTTTCTGATAATTAGTGTTAAGTACTTCTTTTTGTTGCGCTTTGCTCAAGTAATCATCTTTACTCCCTCCTTTATCCCAAACACTAGAATCATCTCTAAAATGTCCAATTTTTCCATCACTTTTGTTTTCTTCTTGGAAAGCACTTTGAACAAAGAACATTGCCCTTGTTATTTCGATATGAAGAAAAAATCCTTCAGGATTAGGACCTGTAAATGTATCAACTGTTGCAACAGCGTAAATTGAACCTTCACCTTTTTCAGCTTCTGTAGGATCTTTTTTAAATGCATCTTTAAATGATACGGGTTCTTCTTTGTACACTACTGGTTCATCATCATCTTCTATGTAATAATCATCAATATCATCACCAAGTCTTTCGGTTTGAGGAAATAAATAATCTAAATAATTATCCCATTTATCATCGAATCCTTCATATCCGCTTTCTTCTTGATAATAACCAGCTATTAATTTACCAATATCTGAAGCTGGTTCATCAAAATAATCGGCTACATCTTCAGCATCTTTCCAAGTTGCAGCTGCTTTCATAAAACTAACTATTTCTTCATCTTCATAATCATCAAAACCATTTTGTTCTTGCATTATGCTATATACTTCACCAGCTAGATTATCATCTTTAACTTCAGGAAATTTTTTTTGAAAATCCTCCCATGAAAGATCAGCTATTGCTTCTTCTGAAATAAGCTTACTTTGAGCAGTAAGTTTGTTTTCAACTAAAAATTTTCTTAAATTAAAGTTTTTCATTATGCTCTTAAAATATCGTTAATAATATTGTCTAGATTAAAATATTTAGATACTTTACCTTTACCTTCATTTAATGATACAGGGTTCATAAATGCACCATGTGTAGAAGGATTAGATACAAAGTCCCAGCATACTAGTTCAAAATCAGGCTGTACTTCTAAATGTCCTTCGTTTGTTTGTTGAACTGATCCGGTACCTCTAGATGATATACCAATAGTATGACCAGCTTTTATAATTTCTTTTACTATATTACCAGCAGGGGTATTCAATAGCTCTACCTTACCCATCAAGTCATCACCATCCCAATATAACTCTTTAACTATGTGAGAAGCGTTTTTTAAAGAGACTACGGGCGTTTCAGGATGATCTAACTCTCCAAAAGCATTTCCTTTTTGAACGAACTCTTTCACGTATTTTTCCGCTTCTCTTTTAAGAAGATCTTTACTATATACTCTACCGTTTTGATTCTCTGCTGAAGCTCTTTGCATTACTCCTTCAACTTCAAATACACCAGGTCTGGTTTTTGATTCTTTTAAGGTAGGTTTAAAAGGTGTTACGTCTACTAATAATTGTGCCATAATTTTATCCAATTAAGTCTTGTCTTCCGATTGCTTTAAGAATAACTTCTGATCTTTTATCTAGATCTTGATAAGCTGCATCTTCTTGATTAAATTCAGCAGCACCATCTATTATAGCTTTTACAAATTCAGCAATAGATACTCCATTATTATCAGCAGCTATAAATTCTTGTATAGCTTGTGAAGCTAATTGTTCATTAACTGTAGTTTTATTTTCAGCTAAAAATTTTCTTAAATCGAAGGTTTTCATTTTTTATTCTTTTTATTTTATTGCTCCTTTATCTTTTAAGGCTTGAACGTACATATCAGCATATTCTTCATAAGGAACCTCTAAATCTATTCCTTTTTGTTTTCTTGCTTGACCACGATAATAATCATCTAATTCTTGTGCTAAACCTTGTCTTATGTCGTAGTTCTTCTTATTAAACCCAGGAATATCAAGTTCTGGGTATTTTGTTCTCCATACTTTATTTAAATTCCTTTTATCATGAGTATGGTAATACCAATCTTCATGTCTATTTGATCCTGCTTCATCCCATATCATTGTTCTAACTACAGGAACACCTAATTGTCTTTTCATCACACCATAGGATATATACTCATAATCTTCATCCTGAAAGTATTTAATTATATCAGCCGGTGCTTTGCCTTTAATACCTTTTGCTAATTTATCACTTATTGTAACTCCATGTTCTTCATCCAGAAATATAAGTATAGCTTTATCTCTATCACTATATGATTCTATATCTTCAATATCTTCAAAAACTTCAGGTGAACCCATTGAAAGATATTTTTTTACGAATCTTGAAGATACATCTTCTTTTAGTAAACGATTTTCTGCTAAATATTTTCTTAAGTCAAAATTTTTCATTTACTTTATTTATTCTTTTTTTCGTTAATACCAAAAATATTCTTCTTAGGGCCTTCTTGAGCTATAGGTAATGATCTGACTGGTTTAATGTTAGGTAAATTTAATCCTCCTGTAAAGTTATTTTTCATAACAGGTCTCAAATCTTTTTTGAATGCGCTTTCAATAGCTGGAGCTAAAAATCCTCCTACTTTTAATCCTTCATCATTTTTTATTTCTCCTAACTTATCGTAAACTTTCTGTATCTTTTCTCTAGTTCTTTCGTAAAATGATTCTATATCATTTACTACATTTTGAAGATCGATAACAGATTGTTTCATTCCTGCAAAGCTTTCGTAGTCATCAGCTATTTTAGCTAGTTGATTAGTAGCGGCTTCTTCAATCATATCATCTTTTAAACTTTTTTTAATAATACCTTTGATAGCTTCTTTAAGTTGTACAGATTGTTTTTCTGTGATTCTATATTCTTCAACTTCAGCTTCTGGTTCTACTACTTCATCATCTGCTAAATCTTTTAAGAACTCTAATGCTCTTTTTAATTTAGGATTAGCAAATAAAGCAGGTTGTTCTTTATCGTCTACTTGGTCTACAAACTTTAAAATAGCTTGAGCCATAGTTTTAGGATTTTTAACGTTAGTATTTATTCTAGTTAAAGTAGCAGAAGGAATTTCTTCTTCATCAACTCTATCGTAATTAGCATCTACAAATAGATCAAAATGAAATACAGGATCTTTTCCGAAATCTCCATCCATTATATCATTTTTATGTGTTTTGATATAATCCTTAATAAGAGAATCTATACCGGGTATCTCTCCATACTTTTCTTTTATCTTACCAATATGAGATGCTAATACTTCTTTTAATACTTTTCTTGTATCAGCAGCACCGCCTGTATAGTTGCTAGGAGAATCAGTTTTAACTTTACCTTTTCTATCGATATTCATTACTTCATCTTTACCCATAGCTTTTTTGATAGCTTTATCTTTAGCAGCCATATAATCATCTGAATCTATATCTCCATCACCATCATGATCTTTTCCTTTGTCTTCAGAAGCCATATAGATAGGTTCGATAGCTTTTGTAATTTCTTGTGCAATTGCTAGTTCTTCATTCTTATCTTCTTCTTCATATTGTTCTTCTAAGTTTTCTGAAATAGAATAAATAGCATCTAGCTCAGATGTACCGTCTTGTTCATCCATCAAGGCCTCAGCTTCTGTAAATAATTCGTTAAATACTCCACGTACTACATCTTCATCATGACTAGATGATAATTTACTTTCTAAGAATTTTTTAATATCTGGGAGTGTTGCTACGTATTTTTGTTTAAAAGGTATACTTTCTTCTTCGTTCTTTTTTCTTTTGTGGCCATGATGAGAAGATGTAATAACTTCTAATTCGTTTAAAGGTATATTTTTTACTGTCTTACTTCCTTCTTTAAAAAATACATCATAATGAGTTACTGTTCCATCTTCTAATAAAGTATGCTCTCCTTCTAAACAAATACCATGTCCATATTTTTCATGTAATACATGATTAGCACAATCATGCTCAATTTCTTTCTCTTCGTCTTTTTTATCTATAGTTTCCTTAATATAATTAACTAGATTCTTTTTAAACATTTTTAATGCTTTGTTTCCTTCTTCTTCATCTTCATGTTTAAAAGCATCAATTGCAGTATTGAGGTCTTGATTAGGTGTGTGATAATTTACATCTTCTAATGAGTTATAAATCTTCATCATATGCTCTACCTCTTCTCCTGATGCTCCTTTACCAGGATCTACTTCCGGAATAGCCATTGCAGCTCTAATCATTCCTCCGTAATCAAAGTTTTCAGAATATTTATCTCCTGGTTGATATGCTTCTTTTAAAGTAGCTTTTTTCATTCCGTTGAAAGTATCAACGTTATTTTTCTTACCTACTGGGACCATCTGATCGTTTTTATTTACTTTATCAGATTCGTTACCAACTAAGTTTATATAATGAGAAGGATTTTTTTCTAAGTTGTCTTTTGCTTTCTTTTCTGCTTTAAAAAAGTCGTCAGCATTAAGAGTCATATGAGGCATTAATCCAGCTGCTTGCAACTCAATTCTTATTCCTCTATCTAAAGCATCTAATGAATAAGTTAAGGCAGGTCTTTCATCGTATGATTTTGTTTTAGTAGGTTTTTTTTCAGCCTTAGCTTCAAAAACTAATCCTCTGTTTTTAAGAATTTGTACTGAATCGTCAAATCCATTGAATTGAGATATAAAATCAGGGAACTGTTGTCTCATCTGTCTAACAAATTCTCCTTTAGCCATCTTGCCTTCTTGGACGGCTCTAAATTTTTCAGTTGCTGTTTGTTGTCTCATGTCTATAAATAGTCAAATGCTTTAGTATGATATGGCCTATCTGGACGGCTTATTTTTTTGAAACCTAGACTCTTTGAAACTTTAAGAGCTTTTTTTGCTTTACCAAAAGCGCCCGGTGTTGCATAATTTTCTCCAGCACCAGGAGTAAAAGAAGCAGATCCGCCAGATACGTTTGCTTCTTGCAATTCAGATAGTACTTCTCTTACTAATTGAATTACTTGAGACCTTGTCATAAGTTTTTTAATTCATTTACAAGATCGTAATATTGCATAAGATTAACTAAATGAGTATCATTTACTTTTTCAGTTTTAGCTAAAGGAGTAATATTTTTTACTACTTCCTGTAGTTTAATCTTAACAACATCATCTTTTACTTTTGTAATTAATTTATTAACTTCTTTTAAAATATTATCAAATTCTTTATTTACTAATTTATAAAGTCTACGATTAGAGTTTACTGATGTAATAAATTCTTTAAGAATATTTTTTTGTTCAGGTAATAAATCTTTATACTTATCATTAAATTTTTCTAATAAAATTTTAAATGTAAGCATTTTTAAATCTTTGTCGTATTTACTGTAGTCTTCTATTAAACTGTCTTTAACAGCATCTTTTTCCTGAGGATTAGAAGTTAGATGTTCTAAAATAGTAAACTTATTATCAACTAAAAATTGAGGGTCTACTAAATTACTATTATTCTGAGCTTCTAATAAGCAGTACAGAGCAGCTAGAGGTTTATAAGCTCTAACTTCCATTCCAAAAAACTCTTCTAAATTATAATGTTTTTTAATTTCAGATATAAGCTCATATTTTTGAGCTTTTAAAGTTTTTTGATCTAATTTTCTTGAAACTTCAGTAATAGTGGATAAAACAGCTTCTGCTTTACTCTGTATAAGTTTATTATTTTTTATAAGGAACTCATATAGTTTATACTCTTTTGCTAAAGTACTTTTGTTACTATAGAATTTTTTAAGTATTTCTATAGCTTTTGAGTCTTTATTGTCTAGGGTATCTGCTGCTATTTGTTTAACTAACAGTTCAAATATGAGACCAGTATTACGATACTTCGAATGCTTTATCTTCATTATATACGTTTACTATTATAAATATGTATTATTTACCTAAATCCTTGATATTGTCTTCTTTTAGTAACTCGCTATCGTCATCTTTAGATTTTTTGAAAACAATATCTTTCAACATATCTTTATTTTGTAGATAAACTTTCTCTGTAGAGTTGGTTTCCATAACATTATCATTGTCGGAAGGGTAGCCTCCTTTCATGCCTTGCTGACCTAAAGGATCTCTTCCTCCCATAGGGTTATCATTAGTGCCATATATAGAAGCTTTTTCTCTTGGTCTTCCTCCTTCAGGACCTGGCTGTCCCCACTCAGGTGTATCTTCATACCCTGTAGGAACTTCTCCTGGACCTGCTCCTTTTGGTGTAGAAGTAGATCTTCTACCGTACATTGAAGCAAGATCATGAGGTGTACCGTAAGTAGTACCTGATTTAGCTGGGTCATTACCTTCTCCTTCTATCTGTCCTATTCTAAATAGTCTTTTAGAATCTTCTCTAACTAAATCTCTCATTTCATTATACTTATCTTCTGACATATCAAATATGTTTTCGTATATATAATCAGATGAGAATAATTTAGTATCTTTCATTTGATTAGCAAGATCAACTTTTTCTTTTAAGAGAGCTACTTTTTCTTGTTCAAATATAATAGACGGAGTAGTAAGTTTAATTTCAAAGTTAGTTAAACTTTCACCGGTAAATCCTTGAGAATATAAGTGAACTAATGCTATTTTAGTTAACTCTGATTCCATAATTCGTTGAACTCTTTCAACTGTTCTAGCGAATCTTATATCTTCAGCAGCTAAAGTTGCTTTTCCTTGTAAATCTCCTTCATATCCGAAGTATGCTTTTGGAATCTTAAGTGCTGCAAACATTTTTTGTTGCAAATATTGTACGTCAGTTACACCATCGTAATCTAATCCTTTAGTAGTTTCAATTCTTGTAGATGTATCTCCTCCTCTAACAGGTAGATAATAATCCTCCATCATATTCTGTAGATTAAATTTAAGGTTATATTGTCCTTGATCATCTACATAAGGAGTTTTTTTCATTTGGTTGATAGTTTTTTGCATAAACTGCTCAACTTCATTAGGAGGTACGTTTCCTACATTAATATAGAACATTCTTTTTTCAGGAGATCTCATTATTCTATGAATTAACATAGCATCTTCCATCAAAGTAACTTGTTTAAATATTTTTCTTGCAGGCTCTAAATAAGATCTACCGTAAGGTAAGTAATGAGTATCTGAGATTAACCTAAAATGAGCTATTTCGTAATTATCAAATTCAACTATTTTATCGTTCTTTTTTCTTTTAGGTAAATATTGAGGATTTTGTGATGATGCTAAACCATCTGGATCTAATTGAAAAATAACTTTAGCAGGATTATCTGGGTCTTCTCCTTCTCTTCTTACCATATGGTATACGGTATAAGGTAAAACGTTATAAACTCCAAATTTTTCTGAGATTTCTAATTTTAAAAAGAAATCACCGTACTTACACATATTTCTAGTCCATGACCATAAGTTAAATTCTATATTTAAGACATCATAAAATAAGTTATAAAGTACTCTTTGTATATTTTCGTCAGAAGATTTTATAGCTAATATTTCATTTTGGTCATTTTTTACTGTAGCTTCATCAGAAAGTATGTCAAGTGCAGAAGCAACCAATGGATCTGTATCCATAGCTTCATAATCTGAATATAATTGTATCCTAAGTGTTTGATAATTTAAGTTAGGATTAAATATATTTTTATTATTGTAGATATATAATCTAGTAAATCTATCTATTAAGGAATTCGTCTGGTATCTACCTGTTCGTTGTATAGTATTGACATCAGCTATTTTTAGCTCATTGCCACCTACATTCCTTACTACAACATCTGAGGAAAATAGTCTTCGTAGTCTACCAAAAAGTGAAGTATCTGCCATTAAACGTTTAATTTATATATAAATAGTCTATTTTAGTAACCAAGTAATATCTTCGGTACCACCTGGCGTCTTTATAAGATAAGGATTTTCTTTCTTATTTCCAACTGTTTTTATAACAGCTTGGTTTCTAGCATTCAAATTGCTAAAAGAAGATAATTGAGCTCTAGCTAAATCCATTCCCTGTTGTCTTAATCTTAAAGCAGTATCTCTAACATATAGAGCTGATGCGCAAGACATAATTAAATCGTCATTATATCTGGTTTGAGCTTGAGCTTTTCCGTTTTTCCATATGAAAACACGCATTTCTTGTAATAATCTTTTAGATTGAAACGTAACAGACTTTTCTCTAACGTATTCAATCATTTTTGCTATAACTAAAGGTCGTGTTCTCATAGACATAGTAAAGCCTGGTACTAGTTTATCTCTTTCATACTTATGCATATAAGATTCAACAGTATCTAATTGATTAGTTGGGCTGTAATATAAGTTTCTATACTCTCTTTCTAAGATCTGTTCTATAGTAGCCCATCCAATATTAGCATTTTCTACTACTAATAAAGCATCATTATACTCAGATGCTATAGCTACGAGTACATTACCGAAATCTTTAGGTGCTATTTTACCTTTATATTCAGCTACTTGAACACAATTATCTATATCGAATACATGAAATGCAGAGTAGTCAGTAGAATCTCCTCTAGCTACGTCAGCACACACCATATATGATTTACTGTAATCAGCAGATTCCCAAATCCATAAATTACCATCAACTCCTCTTCTTTCCATAGGTTCTTTTTCATAAGTTTGTTCATAGTAAGTCATATCTTCAGGTTCAAATACCGTATCTCCAGAAGCAAGAAAGTCACAATCACATTCTTGACCTGCCATTCTTGGACCTAAATCTGCATCTTGTTGTTCTCTCCACTTTTGATCTCTTTCAGGATGAACTGTCCATGGTAATCTTATAGGAATAAAACTATTTTCTTTTACTACTGCTTTTTCCCATGTAAGATGAAACCAGTTACCTACACCATTAGGAGTAGATAAAGCCATACATTGACCACCTGTAGCTAATGTTTGTTGTGCTGCAGTAAACGTTTCATCAATATTATCTATAAACGCCGCCTCATCAATTAGAAGTAATGATACTGCTTCTGATCTTGCTGCATCAGTATTAGAAGACTTAGCTGCTATTCTTGAACCGTTTTTTAATCTTAATGATAATTTATTTTTTTCTACTGAGGGTAGTTTCAACCATTTAGGAAGCTGGTCATACATAAAGATAACTTTAGTAACTAAGTTTCTAGCTGTAGCTTGAGTGGTTGCTAATGCTAATACGTTTTTATCTTTATGAAATATCATTAACCAGAGAGAATAAGCTGCTGATAATGTAGATATACCTAGCTGTCTTGACTTTAAAGTAATGACATATTGATTATCTTTAAATACATGAAGTATTTTTTCTTGAAAAGGGTATAAGTTAAAAAGAATCCTACCTCTAGTAGGGTGCTGAATATAGCAGTACTTTCTCATAAAGTACGCCGGATCTTTAGCGCACTTAAGATACTCTTGTGCGATTATTTTTTTTATATCTTGTGCCATAACTAATCTACTTCGTTATAATCTATCGTTCTTCCTTGCGAGGATAACTTAGATTGATAAGCAGGTAAAATTCTAAAATCCAACCCATAAGGTTGATTTTTGTGTTGCATTATTACAAACATAGGTTCGTATTGAGAACCGTCTATTTGACTTTTTTTAGTAAAAACAAACTGTGTATCAATTGTAACAGTATTACTATCGTTATCAAATTCAAAATGACTATCATTAAAATCTTGTATAGCAATTACTGTTTTTGGATCATCCGTTCCAAACATAAACTTTTCATCTTCTATTGCAGGAAAATTATCTACAACTATTTTAGTAACTCTTCCTTTAGTATTTTGGTCTATCATTAAGTATCTATCGTCTCTATGAGATTCAGGGTTAGGTACTAGACCTATAGGGTAATCATCATCATTTAACGATTTATTAACGAAATTTTTTCTAAACTCAGATACCTTGCCTCCTATAGAAGCCCATCTAAATCCATTTTGATATTCTTTAACTGAGATATTACCTACTGTGTTTTGATTTGATAAAAGCTGTACGTCGGCTTTTTGTCCTTCTTTTGTGTTAGTAGAAGCATCTATTGCACCAGTTACATTATCTACTTTATGAGTTACTCCGTTTTTACCTTTAAATATTACGTTTATGAATCCTCCAGCTGCTAATGAATTTATACTATTAAGAAGTTTTTCTTCGTTTTCTTTTCCACCAGTACCTTTTTTACCTGTACTTACATTTACTAGTACTTCACCAAATTTTTTAGAATCAAATCTTAATGCTGGTACTGAGTTTCTTTCGTTACCAGGGCCTCCTGCAGCTATATATGCAACGTCTTCAGGTTTAATCTTAAAAATATTTGCAATAAACTTTTTTAACCCGTCTTCATCTTTAATAGTTAGAATATTAATTCTATTTCTATATTTACCAGTTTTAAAAGACTTAACATTATTTTCTTTTCCGGATGGACTATCAGCTATATATTGAGCTGCTTTAATGTTATTTTTAGTAGTTATTTCCTCGTTGAGATTTATATTAAAAAGAGATTGGAATACCCTTATATCATCTTCGTTGTTAAGATCAGGATATCCTTTTTTGGTTCTATATGACCATTCTAATATTACTCTATCTATAAGATTCATTAGTCTCTTTTTAGATCTTGTTCTGGCATATCGATATCATCAGGATTTTTTTCAAAGCTTGTATTAGTTAAAGTATATTCAACTTTTCTTACATTTTTACCATCTTTGTCTCTAACATATACCTCTACTCCTGCAATTGCTCCTAATTTTATTAAATCATCAAGTTGATCTCCTGATATTCCTATACCGGTAGGGGCCATTTCTTCATCTAATTGAGAATTGCTTTCAGATAACTGGGCATTAGTGGTTACTTTATTTTCAATTAAAAATTTTCTAAGATTAAAATTATTTTTCATATCACTATTTTTATGCTTCAGGTTCTTCAGCTGGTTCTTCGAAATCTATAGGCTCATCAGTTAAGTCTGCTCCTCCTTCTTCTCCTCCTTCAGGATCAGGTGCATCTAAATCAGTTCCTGCTCCAGTTCCAGCATCAGCTCCAGGAAAATCTCCTCCTCCACCAGTATCAGCAGAATCTACGTCTGTTCCTGCTTCTCCTGCTTCTCCGCCAGATGCTAATGGTGCTTGTCTATATAATACTTCTAATTTATCTAATGCTTGTTGGTATTCTGAGATTTTATTTAAATAGTATCTTTTACCCATTATTTGAGCTTGAAAACCATCTCCTAACCATTTAAGTATATAATCTTGACCGTTTTTTAAATTTACTCTGAATGATGTAGGTCTAGGGGAAACCCAATCAATACTTTCAACAAATTCTTTAAAGTCTTCAGTTTGAAGTTTAACAATAGCATTTTTTAATGTAGGAAATTTATTAAGCATTATATCAGTTGAATCTTCTAATACTGTTTCTTTAGGTGCCTTTGGATCTGGTTGTTCTTCAGGTTCAGGTTCTTGTTCGTTTACTAAATCTGATAAATTTTCATTGAGTTCGTATCTTAAATAAGCTCCTATAGTATTGTTTAGTTTACTACCTTCATTTAAGACTTCTTCCATAGCTCTTCTTATCTTAAATCTTTCATATTGTTCTGGGTGATTTTTCCTAAGATAAGATTGCATTTTCCTAAAGTTAGTCTTTATTAATTCAAAAAGATCTTTAGCTTCTTGATCCGACTTAACAGAATCTCTACCCATTAGAGTTTTTATATCTTTTAAAATTTTAGCATACCTATTGTAAAGGTTTTCAAAAGACGGCAGTCTTATTATTGCATGTTTATATGAATTAGTCTCTTTGTTATAAGCTGTGGTATAATAATAAGTCTCATATTCTTTATCT